CAAGGAGCGGATTGTTCATGGAACAGGTTCGCATCGTAAAGGAGATGAGAGAACATGACAGATCGAATGAACGGACAGGTGACATGGTCAGACCTCGGTTTATGGTCTGGGAAAACGTGCCCGGAGCATTCTCAAGCAACAAAGGGAGAGACTTCGCGGCAGTCCTCGAAGAGATCATCCGCATCGCAGAACCGGAAGCCCCCGATATTGAAGTGCCTGAAAAGGGTTGGAACACCTGGGGGGGCTACCACGATGAAGTGGGAGGACGATGGAGCGTGGCTTGGCGAGTGCATGATGCGCAACACTGGGGAGTCCCCCAACGTCGCCGTCGTATCTCGGTTGTCGCAGATTTTGGAGGCGACACCGCAGGCGAAATACTCTTTGAGCGCAAAAGCGTGTCAAGGCATTTTGCGGAAAGCGGAACGGCGCGGGAAAGACTTGCCGGAGATTCTGAAAGCGGTGCTGGTAGAACAGGCGAAAGTATAGCACATGCTTACGGAGAAACAGGTGTTGGATATTGGAAGAATGGCGTTCAAACATTGCGGGCAGAAGGAGAAAACAGACCATCGAGACCATCTAATGTTGTCGTATGCATGGCTACACAGCAGGGCGGCGCAGAACTTCGGACAGACGACCGATCACCTACACTTACCGCAGCGGCCGGCATGAGCGGGAACAATCAGCCGGTTGTATGCGCCGGGTTTAAGCTCGGCAACAGCGAGCAAGCGCGAAGCATCGGCTACGCCGAGGAGCAAGCCCCCACTCTGTGTGCGGAGTGCGGAGGTAACAAGCCCGCGGTCGTGGCACTGGATATGACAAACGCTTGTGACGTCATCCGCGAGTGTGGCGAGGTCGTTCCGAGTTTGCAAGCAAGAATGGGAACAAGCGGGAACCAAGTGCCGCTGACGTATCAAATGCAGGGCTTCGGCGATTATCGCGAGGGCGATGTTGCGAGCAGCTGCAAGCAGCGAGACTACAAGGACAGCACCGATTTAGTGGTCAGCAGTGTTGATTGCCGCAATTTCACCGAGGGGGGCGAGATCAACGGGACGCTGCAAGCAAAAGAGAGCGGCGGGCAAAGTCTGAATTTGCAAAGCACTGTCCGCACGGGAATGATCGTGCGCCGCCTTACCCCGATGGAGTGCGAACGGCTGCAAGGATTCCCGGACGTTTGGACCGACATTGGCGAGTGGCGCGACAGCAGGGGCAAAATGCGCAAACCAAGCGACAGCCCGCGCTACAAGGCACTGGGTAACTCCATCGCCCTGCCCTTCTGGGATTTCCTGGCAAAGCGTATCAGCGCGCAATATCTACGCCCTGTTACGATGGGCAGTTTATTTGACGGGATAGGCGGCTTTCCACTGGTGTTTGAGCGGCACAACGGCAAGGGCACGGCGCGCTGGGCGAGCGAGATCGAAGAGTTCCCGATTGCCGTGACAAAGCTGAGATTTGGGGAGGGATAACCATGAGCATCGGCGAACCATTTAGCTGGGAGCCTGCCGCATTTGAGGGCAGCTATTTTACGGCGGAGGTACACGGAATCAAACTCAAAGAGAGCTTCAAATTTTAGGGAGGTAATTATGGACGCTATTGAATTTATCAAGCAGTTGAGACGCATGGATGAAAAGGGAGTGCCGAAGAATCGTTTTATTTATCTTCGCGTTGGCAGAGAGACGGATCCACCAGAGGACGTTGTTGCCGAAGTTGAGGAATGGGCAAAAATGAATCCAGTCAAGACGCGGCAGAGCGTGTTTCTGGAGCAGTATCCGGAGGCAGAAATCGACGAATGTGGGTACTTGATGCTATGCCCAAAGCGCATTTCTGCTGATTGCCGGAACCGATACGGGAATTGTACAAGTCGGTTGTGCTTTGATTGTCGCTGCGAGTTCTGGATGCAGGAGGTCGAGTGATGGAACGACTGACATTTGAGGGGAACTTTTGCGACATCGCGCAATGCAAAGAAATTCCGTGCCCGTATAACGGCGAGTGCTCCCAGCGGGAGGTGTGGGAGCGGCTGAAAGCCTACGAGGACACGGGGCTGACGCCGGAACGCTGTGCCGAATTTGCGCGAGCAGACGCGGAAGGACGGTACATCGTAATGCGTGATGCGGAGCAGGAGGGCGTTGCCCGCCTGCGCGAGCTGGCCGAGGCTGACAAGGACGGGCGCGTGGTAGTTCTGCCGTGCAAGGTGGGCCAGCGGGTGTTTGCCTTACTGGACAC